ACTGCATCATTGCTAGTTGTCCTAACCTCCATCTACATAACCCTGGCTAGTCCGCGAGTAAGGCCGAAACGCTACCTGTAGCGTCACAGGGATATGGTCCTTGTCTGATGAGGCCAAGTCACTGTAAGCACCCATAAAGGGACCATCTAGTGACAAATCTAAGCGGCAAGGCTTACAGCCGCTTAGACATCAGTCTAAGTCGTCGCCATTGACTTAGACCTATTGGCAATCCTACGGGCAAGTGCCAAGGCTGTTTGATATCGTTATATCGCAAAGACCGCTTACTTAGGTCTATGCTATGGGATTGCATCGCCGATAGGGCCAAGACCTTGCGGGCGATTAACCACATTCACAGGCGAAAAGGTCAATGTACCATGTCCCTAATCACCATCACCATCTACAATCCTACAACTAGCGAGTGCCGCCGCATTCGTCACTCGGAAAAGTCCCGCTGGTTCGCCTACGGCTGGCGCTACGCAACAAGTGATGAAGCGAAAGCTTACTACGCTAACCACGCCAAAGCACAATTCAAGATCACATCCTCACACGTCCCCAACCGGTAACAAAACAAGGGCCACCCAATGCAACCTTACGATCGCGCAAAGATGACCAACGCTGCACAGCGTTATGCCAAAGCCAATCCTTCCGACCCATTCGCGCTTTCACGGGCGCAGACGCACATTGCCAACGGCATTGCTTGCCTTTTTGATGACGACGGTCGCAAGTGTTACTATGACGCCGATGAAGTCATAGAAACTCGAACACTTCCCGATGGTAGCGAGTACCAAGTTACCGCCTACCGCAACATCATTCGGCCTTAGGCGTTGCCTTTGGCCCTATCCGCCGTGCAATCCCGCACGAAAAATCCATCATAGACATGGGGACGTAGAGTGCTAGCCGCTCTGTGATCGTCGCTAACTCATGTAGCATGGATTAACCCCGCTCAACGAAAGGATATTTCATGAGCAATACCATTGAGGTCCACATCACAAAGGCAAAGGCCGCGGTGACTGTGGACATGGACCGCGTTGCGGGCAAGTACTACAAAGCCTTCCTTGTAGACGGTGCGTCGTATTACCTTAACAAAGGTATGTCGAAGATCACCATCAAAGGTTTGGATGGCGAGAAGCTTGCCGAAGCGCAGGGTGCGGCCCTCAAGAAGGCCAATGAAAACCTTGAAGCCATCTATAATGGCTCGATGAAGGTTAAGGGCCAGAAGGCTGCGACCAAGGTCAGTGGCAAGGTGATGACCGAGGCCCGTAAAATCGCCCGAGAGATTGTCCGTTCTCTCATGCGAGAAGCTGGCTATAAAGTCAGTCACTATAAAGCGGCTGACATCACCGCTTACGCAAACAAGTACATCGAGAGCCATCCCGAAGTGCTTGTACAGGCTGAAGCCAACCTCAAGGCCATGGAAGTCAAGTCGAACGCCGATCTTGGCTTCTTGGACGGCTTGACCGCCGATCCGGCACTTGTTGCCAAGGCCGAAAAGGAAGCCGCAGCCAAACGCAAGGGCGACGGCACCTTGTCGGCAAAGCAGGCTGGTAAGGTCGCGCCTCGCAAGGGCAAGGCCGCATCGACTGCCGCCGCAATGACCTAACACTACACCACGTCATGCCCGTGGTTAATGCCAACAATAACCACCGCTCAATTGAACCGTACGCAAGACGACATTCGGCCTAGGCCAATGCTCCGATCTACGACATGAGGGCCAGACAAGGTTAGGATGGCATTATACAAATATTACCCTAGGGACAAGCCATGCCCCTAGGGTTCATCTCGAAACTTTAGCCATCAAGGACAGTACGTCATGTCAAACACAATCGACGACATTATGGGTGCACTCGCCAGTGCCCGCGATGCTATGGATCGTATCCCGCAATTGGAGGCGTCCTTGCGTGAAGCCGAACGTCAGCGCGATGACTCTCAAACCCATGCCCAAGAATTGGAATTGAAGTGTGCCATCTATCGCGACGAAATCGACTATCTCACCGGAAAGCTGCGTTCCGTGGAGGCGGAACGCGACGAATATGGTTTTCAAACTCTCACACAAGCCGACATTGTGGCGAGCCTTGAAACCCAGTGCAATGGGCTACGTAACGACATTCAAAGCATTATCGACAAGGTTTTGGAATTGAAGCCCAAGCCGAAACCCGACTTGATGGACACCGCTTCCTACACTGGTTATTACACTAGCCCATATACAGTGTAACTAGCCGTATAAGATAAATCAGGGAAATGCAATTTTCATATTGCATTTCCCTTTTTCTTGTGGTATAATACAATCCACAATCGAAAAAGGCATTATGTCATGTCTAACAAATCTCACACTGGCCGTCCGCCATGGGCCGTCACTGCTTGGGTCGATACCACCGCTGTTTATATTGAATTGCCAATGAAAGCCGGTGGCCAGCCATATATCGTCACCTATCCCCTTTCCGAGGGTGGCCTCGCCAAAGCCCTCTCTTTCATGGCGCTGCAATATCAAGAAAAGGACGGGTACAAGATGACTCTCCCAAAGCATCCAGAAACAAAATACACCAAGGGTATGCGCGAAAGCCGCCGCGAGTATGCTTTGACCGCCCTTACCGCACTCGGCATTATCGACAAACACTAACGCGATGCAAACATTCCTCCCATACGATGACTTCTACGCTAGCGCCGAATGTCTAGACATGCGCCGCTTGGGTAAGCAACGTGTTGAGGCGATGCAAATCCTCCATTGCCTTCTAGGCATTGCCTCAACTAGTTGGCATCGCCATCCAGCCGTGCGCATGTGGCATGGTCATGAGCAAGCTCTTGCCGCCTATGGCTTTGCCGTTTGCGAAGTCTGGCGCGAGCGCGGGTATCATGACACGGCATTAAACGAATTCGATCGTATACTTGAAACCATGCCATCATGGTCAGACGATTGCCTTCCACCATGGTTTGGCGATGCCGCATTCCACGCTTCGCATCGCAGCAACCTTCTACGCAAAGACCTCAACCATTACTCCAAATTCGGTTGGAGTGAACCAACAACGTTACCGTATCTATGGCCGGAGACAACCCATGACGCGCCACCATCGCCAACCAGATGACTTTTACGAAACCTTGGCCATTATGATATTGGTCATTGGCACAATCATCATTGGAACCTTAATTCTACCATTCATCATTCTCTAAACCGAAGGAGGTTACTATGCCATACGAGTTTGACATGTCAATCCTTGGTGGCCTGCCTGTAACAATCGCCTACACCACCACAAATTATGACAACCGCGATTGTGGTGGCGGCATTAACGATGTGGATGAGTGGTGGATTACTGCGGTAAATGGCCGAAAGATCGCCAATAGCAATTGGCTGCTAAAGCGAATTGACTCAACGAACCAACGTGACGAAATCACTCAAGCATGTTATAAACACAAAAGTGAATATAATGAATACGATATCTAACACAGCAAATACTATATCTAGCACAGCAAATATTACTTCAAAAGAGTGGGTATCGACAACGGGTTTTAACTGCTTCGTTTTGCGCCACCCATCACTTGGTCATTGGTGCGGCTATGTTGGAGTGCCTACGTGGCACTCCGACAATGGCATCGATTATGTCAGCCTCGGCGGTATAGACGTTCACGGCGGCCTGACATACTCCAAAAATCATAAGCCAAATTGCTTGCCTGACGGATATTGGTGGCTTGGCTTTGATTGCTGTCATGTAGGGGATTATGTGCCATATGCAAGTTACCGCCTCACTTATGAAGGTGAGACATTTAAGGATTTGGAATTTGTTGTGAATGAATGTGAACGGCTTGCTGCTGTGTTGCTGAGAAGGTAAAGCAAAGTAAAATGAAAGTAACCATCGGCGCCGTCACCATAAATGCAATTTCCCTCGAACGTGCAGAGGTAGAAATTCTAGTCCTAACAAACGACGATGAAGGTAATTGGATAGATGGTTATGGCCATCAACAATATCCATACTATACATCAATCATCGAACTCGACGTGCCGCCAATTACCGAAGAATGGATCGCCCACCTTAACCAACTCGCCAGAAAGAAAGCAGTCGCGGCTTATAAAGCCAAGACCGACAAACCAAATCTAGACGCTCTGTTTGAAGCCCCGGTAAAAATCCAAAGACGAACGCTATGATGAAATGGTCGATCAGATTATTGCATGATTTTGGAGGACGTGAAATGACATCGCCACCAGTAAAATATAATCCTTCGCGGCGGGCGCTGATCGCAATCGGGCGTAATAACATCGCCATCCGCAATACTATTACGTTTTGCGGCCGTGTATTCGACTCCGACACGCCAATCGACACTTCCGGCTGCGTACTTGAGCCCGGAGGGACAGAGGGATGAGTAAGTGCGCATCATGTCGCTATTGGTCAGAAATGATTGCCAAGGCTCGCGGTTCTGTCGTCTACGCCATGTGCCTAGCCGACGACAGACCACGCGAATACACATCCGAACACGCATCATGTGACCAGTGGGCATATAATTCATTCGGGGCTGTCGATGGTCTACCGGACTATGGCGAAAGTGCCCGCGCTGCTTATGCGAAGGAAGGTATCAAGCCATGACCTCTGACCGCTGCACCGACAAACCGTGCCGGGAGTGCAGGCACCATACTGTGAGCTGGTGTGAAACGCTCGACGAACTCACCCAAACCAAAGCCGATCTTGCTGAGGCTATCGAGGCTCTGAGGCCGTTTGCGGACCGTGCGGTTAGATATGAACCTGACGAAGATGATGACAATGAGCCGGATTGGAGTACGGCTGCACCTTTGATTAAGATCGGCGACCTTCGTCGCGCCGCTGTCATCGTGAAAGCCGCTGGTCGATTGCTCGATGGGGTCGAGCATAATGGAAACCCGCGCGCGGCTTTGGAGGAATGAAAATGAAGATTGAAGTCACCGTTGGCGATGCTGTTCTTCCCGGCCCCACACCACGCATCGGCAACGTGTACGCCATTAAGGGTGGGCGCGGCCTGCGTTACGGCCACATGATGATTCTTCTCGCGATCACCGAACCGCTTGAGTATCGCGGACAGACCGCACTTCTTCTCGTGGTAGACAAGAACGGCGGCCCGGTAGGTGTCACGAGCTACGGCCTGAACTACATCACCGAACAGACACCAATTGCCTTCTGCGATGGGGTCGAAGAAACACAGTGGACCATTCGGTCACTCTAGCTACATAAGCAAAGGACTTAAGATGACAAACGAGCTGGTTACTGATAGGGGCGAGGCCACTGCGGCTACACGTTCGGAAGATTTTATCAAAAGACTGGAGTCCCTTCTCGACGAATTTAAGACAAATTGATCGACGGAGCATGATATGTTAACTGAGAAAGACAAGATCGACGAGGTAACTAAATAAATGATCAATAGGCACAATTTTGCGGGCTATCTTGAAATGATAAACCGACTTGAAGCCGAGAACGCGTACCTCAAAAATTCGCTTAATAAATTACAAACTAATATAGCTATTCAAACGGCTATCGCGTCAAGACTTCATCGGCAGGCGATTGCCGAAGGACGTGGCAAGCAGACTTATGATGTAACCGTGTACAGTTCTATGCTATCCACACTAATAAATCTAAGCGGCAACCAACTTCAAGTTGCGCCTTCCTTAAAGGAATCATAAATATGATTAAGCGTAAAAATGGCAACCAAATTGCCAAACCCGTACCGGCCGCCGACTCTGCGGAGAACGTGCGGGCACGTTACTGGTGTGTTCATATCGCACACCTGTCGCAATTAGCTCTTGCCAACGCCATTGGATACAGCGTTATACGGCAGTAAGAACCCTATCTTAGATGATATCACATTCGTTACCGCCGAGAAAGAAGAAATTGTTTCGGTCAAGGCACCACTGCCAGAAATGAAATGTACAAAGAAAGGTAACTAAAATGGGTAAATACGAAACCGTCGGCGGCAACGTTTCACGTGCCGACACATTCACCAAACTTCTAGATTTGCTGGCACAGGCACAAGAACAGTCTCTAGTCCTCAGCCACCTTCATATGACCGAGGATAATGACACAGATAAACTAATCGCGCGAGGCTGGGCCGGGATCGCGGAATTGTTACAAAAGATGCAGCATCAAATCACCGAGCTTGCTACTGGGAAATTGTTCTTGCAATAACTGAAAGATGGAGCATTAACCATGTCAGCTTACACAAATTCAGTTGTAGTGCGGGCCAAGTCCGCCAGTGATGCAAACAAAATCGGTAAGCTTATTACAGAATTCCTTGCTGCACATAGATTGGAAGCCGAAGTATTACTCGGCAATGAATTAAACAAAAACCACAGGTCCTGTGGCGTTAAATCTTGGAGGTTAACGAAGTGTATATTGTCTCACATGACGAAACATAGTACCTACACTCTGGAAGATATAAAAATGTTTTGTGAACTACACAACTATAAAACATCAGTCGCTGGCCCAGTCATATATAAAATGCTCAAGGAAAATTTAATTGTCCGTGTTGCCCGCGGTCATTATAGCCTGCCGCCCGGAGTATAATCATGTCAACTAAGCCAGAACCAACCACCGAACAACTTTCTATCATTGACCACTTTCGTTCTACCCTCGACAATATTATGATCAACGCCTACGCGGGCACAGGCAAGACCGCCACTCTTGAAATGATTGAACGCGCAAGCCGGCAGCATCCTATGCTGTACCTTGTATTCAACAAAAAGAACGCCGAGGAAGCAAAAAGTCGTATGCGCACATCAACCGCCGTACGCACGTTCAACTCATTCGGCCATCGTATTTGGGCCGATTACATTGGTAAACCGCTAAAGTTAGACGGCAAGAAGGTTCAAACAATTCTCACCGAGATTATATCCACAGCGCCGCGTGATACACGAAATCAGCTTAGCGACAGCTATTGGTTCATCGTCGATAGTGTCAATCGTGCCAGAGCACTTGGTTATATACCAACCGGCAAATTTCCAAATGCAGAACCGCTAGTTCGTCAGGGTCAATTTCATAAGGCCCTCGAAGAAACACCAGATGATTTATCAGCGGCCCTGATTGATAAGGTTCTGACCGAATGTATCACCTTATCTTATAAAGGCCATGTTGATTTCAATGACCAAATCTATATGCCCGCACTATTCGGCGGCCGCTATCCAAAATTTCCAATCGCGATGGTCGATGAATTTCAGGACCTATCCCCCATAAATCACGCTATGTTGGACCACATATCCAAACAACGTATCATCGGCGTCGGTGATATTTATCAAAACATCTACGGCTTTCGCGGAGCTAAGGCCGACGGCATGAACGACGCACAAACCAAATTCTCTATGCACCACGCAAGCCTATCAGTCTCATTTCGCTGCCCATCAAACATTATAGCTCGGGCACGGCGGCAGGTACCAGATATCGTTGCTTGGAAACATGGCGGGGAGTTCGCCGAGCTAGAACACCTAGCCGCCGAAACAATCCCCGACAACGCAACATTCATTTGTCGTAACAATGCCCCACTATTCGCTTTAGCCCTCAACCTTCTTAGCATGGGCAAAAGCATAAAACTCTTTGGTAGTGAGATCGGTCCTAAACTAATCGGCATTATGCGGCGGCTTGGGCCTGATGATATGACACAGGCCGCATCGGAGATTGCCATCGACAATTGGCTTGCTGAACGGCTTGATCGCGAAAGTACAACAGCCGTGGAACTTGCTGAATGTATGCGTGTATTCGTATCAAAAACCAATTCACTTCGCTCAGCCATCGCTTACGTTGAACACATCTTCACCCAAGCCGGTACCATCAAACTGCTAACCGGCCATAAATCAAAAGGCCTTGAGTTTCCACTTGTATACCATCTTGATCCATTTCTGTGTGATAAAACCAAACAACAAGACCGCAACCTTGACTACGTCATCACAACCCGTTCCAGCGACCGGCTGTATGAAATTAATTCAACTGGGATAATTTGGCCATGAGTAGAACAATACAGTGTCCGCAGTGCAATTCAAGCGGTGTTGTGGTGGTGGACTCACGTCCAGTATCATACACATCATTTCGACGTCGACGATGTTGCCGCGATTGTGATTATCGCTGGACAACGTATGAGGTGTCGAAATCTGACTTCAAGCAGATGAAGAAAGCAAAACCCAATGGAGTGAAATCGTGACACTACCAACTTCAATTCAAGCATATAGCGATTGCTATGACGTGTTTGAAAGAGCTAAAGCTGACCCTGTTGGCATTAGAGTTTGGGTCGGCGAACGGGAAAAGGACGCTGTATATCTTCGTTCACGTATGCATTACTACCGTTCGCTACTGCGTGATCAAAACGCCATCCTTTTCCCTAAGGGCCATCCAATGCACGGGTGTTGCGAATACGACGTATTCGTCCTTCGCCCAGTACAAGATACCGAAGGGGATTGGTGGTTGTATATCGAAGCAAACATAATCTCCGCTGATCGTATTGAGTCGCTATCTGAGGCATCTGGCGATGAAACTTGATCAGCGGCATCTGATGGCTATTTGGGAACGAGCACTTGCGGCCGAGATAGGCATCGCTATCGAAAGTGATAATGGCAAACACCTTCGTGCTATATTATACAAAGCACGAGCCGCCTCCAAACGACAAGACCTGAAATCAATCTCTATATATCTAACCGCGTCGAATAAGGTAATGCTGGTTAAACAAACTACTAGCCTTGGACTAGAGGAACAAGTGGACACTAAACTCAAAAACCTCGGAGTTATGAAATGAACGACATTAACGAGCTAATGGACCGAAACCCGAATGAAGCAACCGACGCGGACATTGATGAGATCATTGCATGGTTTCGCAAGCAACGCGCGGCAAAACTAGATGGCACGGCAAAGACAAAAGCAAAAGCACAACTCGATATTGACCTCGCTGAATTGGGTATCGTCGTTGAGCCGGAAGTTAAGATCAATAGAAGGGAATTGAAATGACAATCATCGAGCAGGATAATGAGACTCGGTCGCCATTTCTACCCAACACAAAAATCCAGTTTGCGTGGGACTCAACCTCACTTGGGTATTTGAAAACATGCCCGCGGCTGTATCAATATATCATGATCGACGGTTGGGGTTCGCGCGATGAGTCCATTCACCTTCGGTTCGGTATCGAATACCACAAAGCGTTGGAAGATTATGATCGGTTTAAGGCCGTCGGGCTCGATCATGAAGCTTCAATGCGGCGTGCCATTCATGAGTTGCTGATCCGTATCACTGGTTGGCGGCCATCGCGAGATACCAAAGCCGGTAAGTACAAGAATGAACAATCCATCATTCGCATCGTTATTGACTATCTCGACCACTTCGAAATAGACCCAACATCAACGGTCATCCTATCAAATGGCAAACCTGCTACGGAACTAAGCTTCCGGTTTGAGCTTGATTGGGGGCCAACCGAATACAATGAACAGCCTTACATTTTGTGCGGGCACCTCGACCGTGTAGTAAACTTCGGCGATGATATGTTTGTTATGGATCGTAAAACATCCACCTCAACCATATCAGATTATTACTTCAAACAATATAGCCCAAACAACCAAATGACACTCTACACTATCGCCTCTCAAATCATCCTTGATACCGTTATCAAGGGCGTGATTATCGACGCCGGTCAAGTCCTAATCGACAGCTCACGCTTCGTCCGAGGCTTCACCTTCCGTACACAAGACCAACTAGATGAATGGCTTGCCGATCTTCGCTTTTGGCTCGCACTCGCTGAGCAGTATGCCGTGGCCAACTATTGGCCAATGAACGATACCGCCTGCGATAAATTCGGCGGCTGCCGTTTCCGTGAGGTGTGTTCCAAATCTCCTAAGGTCCGTGAGACATATCTCAAATCTGATTTCGACAAACTCACTGAGGACGAAAGATGGAACCCGCTAAAAGCACGTTAATCAAAATCGCGGCATACCGCTCACGCATCGTGGCAATAAAAGAGCAAACCTACAAATGCCACGTCTCGGGTTCCGGCAAAGATTGGGTGTATGAAGAACAAAGTCTAGGTTGGTACATCGTAACAGAAGAGAATGTATCTTTTTACGTCGGAAAGAATGAGCCAACAAACCTCGCTAAAGGCGATATGATTATCGTAACCCTATCAAAGGAACAAAACAATGGAAATTGACGGCCTAATCATACCAGATAAATGGCTTGAAATAATGCAACTAATAGCCAAATACTCCAATAATTGTTTTCTTGCAGGCGGCGCCATAAGAGATCTGAGTTGGAGCAAACCTGTTAAGGATTTGGATTTCTTCGTTTCTGAATTTCAACAAGATGAAATGGAAATTGACTTAAACTTAATGGGTTCTAATATTGACTATCGAGGCATGAAATATATACAGGTAGCGTTCTCTTGTATAATACAAGGAATAGACATTAATATTCTTGTAATTGATCATGTTGATATGCTGACATTATTGCGCAGATTCGACTTTGGTCTATGCCAAATAGGATTTGATGGCAACACTATACACAAAACACAAGAATATCTTTGGGACGCAAAATATAATATAATGACTCTATATGATACGTCTCGTTACTCGCGTAGCATTAAGCGCTATATGCGTTTATATGAAAAATATCCGTATCCAATATCTATACCTATCTTGGATCAAGTAAATCAACTAGGGGAACAAAACAATGCCGAGCCTTGACAAACACCAATCCAACGAACTCACCAAACTTCTTCTCATTGGCGATGCCAAATCAGGCAAAACCGGTTCGCTTGTATCACTAGTTAAAGCCGGATACAAACTTCGTATCCTAGACCTCGACAACCTTCTCGACGTACTTAAGTACATGATCCAAAAAGAATGCCCAGACAAAATTGATAATGTCGAGTTTCGTACCCTGCGCGATAAACGCAAAGCCACCGCGCTCGGCGCAACGATCGATGGGCAGCCTAAGGCCTTTACCGAAGCTATCAAAATGCTCGACAATTGGAAATACAAAACCGAAGATGGAGAAGTCGTTGATCTTGGAAAACCAAGTGAATGGGGTTCGGATTGTATTCTCGTCATCGACAGTCTAAGTCGTCTATGTGACGCGGCTTATGACTGGTGTGAAGCTATCGCCCCACGTGGACGCAGCGGTGACATCGACGGCCGCGCTGTCTATGGTGCTGCACAGGACGCAATCGAAAATACATTGGCGATGCTAACTTCTTCATCCTATGCCACCAATCTTATTGTCATTGCCCATATTCAATACATGGACTTGCCGGAAGGTGGCACTCGCGGCTATCCCCAAGGCGTAGGCCAGAAGCTCTCACCCAAAATCCCACAGTACTTCCCGTCTGTGGTCCTATTCACCAACAAGGGAGGCAAGCGGACACTTCAAACAAACTCAACCCCATTAATCGACTTGGCCAATCCGAAGCCATTCGCGATGCAGCCAAGTTATCCAATAGAGACAGGCCTTGCGGATTTCTTCAAGGTCTTGAGAGACTAACAACCGAAACCTATAGGAAAACCAACCATGTCAAACTTAACTAGCATTTTGGATCGTACACAGAATGAAATCGAACGTCCGAAGCCCATTCCAGCTGGTACCTACACCTTTGTAATTAAGGGCCTGCCCGAGCGAGGTAAGTCTAAACAAAAAGGAACCCCATTCATCGAATATACACTCCAAGCAATCTCTGCAAGCGACGATGTTGATGCCGATGAACTCAAAGATTGGATGAAGCGTAAGGACGGTACTTCCCGCGCTCTGTCCGACTACACAACCAAAGCCACCTTCTATACCACGGAAGAAGCACTCTACCGCCTGACGGACTTCTTCAAACACTGTGGTATCGACGAGGATGACGAACGTACCTTGAGTGAGCTGGCTGAGACTGTTGTCGGCTCGCAGGTTATGGGTTACATTGCCCATGAGCCTTCTAAGGACGGTTCGACCATCTATGCCCGCCTCAATCGCACTGCCGCGATTGAGTAACTACTAACTTGTGGGGAGGTTGGCATGAACCTCCCCACAATCTATGGAGGAATGGACTATGGAATATAAATGTCCCGCCTGTAAGAATTCAACAGAACCTGTATGGGCACCTAATCTTAACTGGGCATGTAACGTGTGTGGTTATGTAGGTAATGTTGGTAATTGGACTAAAATAGCCAAGCAGGGCAGGCTAGAAGTTCTTGTCGAACGCGAAGCAACTCACGGTGACTTCAAACGAGTTTCAAAAATCGCGCAGTCATTAAAAGACATCTATAAAGAATATAAATACGACATGCTACCAGAACCAATGTGCGAGAGTCTTGATCTCATTGCCACTAAAATCGCTCGCATTCTAGCCGGAAACGCCAAGACAAAAGACCATTGGGACGATATTGCTGGTTATGCTAAGCTCGGATCGGAGGCATGTGGTGATGACTAAAATCATGATCCTCGGCGAAGCACAAGGCAGGCAAGAGGAACAAATCAACTCTTGCTTTGTTGGCGCCAGTGGGATTGAACTACTGCGTATGCTTCATGACGCAAACGTAATTCAGCTAACTGCTGAGGATCGCCAGTACATCAACAAATACTACGACTTAAACGACCCAAACATGATCGAAGCTGTTTGGCAAATGCATCCAGACATCTACCGCACCAACGTCTTTATGCTCCACCCACCTAACAATGATCTTGATTGGTTCTGTGGGCCAAAGTCCGAAGCCATTGCCGGCTACCCACAACTTAGCAAATCCCGCTTTGTCCGTGATGAATTTACTAGCGAGTTATCACGGCTGGAAGATGAGCTAATGTGCGAGGACCCGAATGTAATCCTTGCCCTTGGTAACACTGCATTGTGGGCCTTATGTGGTACAACTGGTATTACAAAAGTGCGTGGTACAACAACGCTGTCAACCCACACCGTCGCCGACTTCAAGGTCTTACCAACATACCATCCTGCCGCTGTCCTTCGGCAATGGGAATTGCGGCCAACTACCGTATCCGACTTAATGAAACTCAAACGCGAAATGTCATCGCCATACATCATCCGGCCGGAGCGCAATATTTGGATTGAACCATCACTCGAAGATTTGGAAAAATTCTATGTCGAACATATCATTGGATGTGACATCCTATCTGTCGATATTGAAACAAGTGGAAATCAAATTACTTGTATTGGATTCGCTCCAAGACGAGACATCGCACTCGTTATTCCAATCTATGACAGGCGAAGAAAGGACAATTGCTATTGGCCTTCTATCGAAGATGAACGATATTGTTGGGCATTTATACGTCGAGTTGTTGAGGACAGAACCATTCCTAAAGTATTCCAAAACGGAGTATACGACATAGCGTTCATGTATCGCAGTTATGGTATTCGAACATACGGCGCAATACACGACACCATGCTCTTACAACATAGCCTGCACCCAGAGTCGCTAAAAGGCCTTGGCTACCTCGGCTCAATCTACACCGATGAGGGTGCGTGGAAGCACATTCGCAAAACGGTTGATACAGTAAAGAGGGATGAATAACATGTGGTTTAAAAAGAAACCAGCCTCACTACCAAAGACAAATGAAGTTTGTGTTGATGAAGTCGTCAACATAATAAACTACCGCGGCAAGGTATTAATATTTACTCGATACGGTATGGTGTATGAATTAGAATTCTCCGAACTTGATTACCAATATAGGCTTAAAACCATCCTCACTAATTTTATATGGCGTTAATATGAAAATAATCCTCACCCATGAAATCGACCCGTTTACGCTTCCAGAGTGGGAACGCGAGCAGGTGTACAACGGTCTTGATTGTTGTGTTACACACGAAGTCTTAAGTTGCCAACTACCGCAACTAGACGAAGTAACCTCAAAGACTTATGACTTCGAGAGGGCTTTGCAAGGCCCGGTACTTGATTTGAACATTCGTGGGGTATTAATTGATAAATCCCGCCGCGCAAAGGCTGTCGAACAATACTTCGACATTATAGAAAAGGTCGAACATAATTTACAACGTATCGCCATCCACGGCCTAGGAATGTCATCATTCAACTGGCGATCTACCGCCGATCTAAAAATTCTATTCTACACCAAATTAATGATCCCACCAGTCATCCGCCGTGGCAATTCAACAGTTAATCGCGCAGCACTTGAAAAGATCGGCAGCTACTTCTCCGCCAAGTTTATTGTACAAAGCCTAATACTTCTCCGTGAGGCAGGTAAGAAAATTGGTGTGTTGCAAACTAAACTCGATGATGACGGTCGTATTAGAACATCATACAACATCGCGGGAACGACAACTGGAAGGTTCTCGTCTTCATATTCCGATTTTGGTACGGGTGGAAATCTTCAGAACATCGAGAAACCTATCCGCCCAATCTACATCGCCGATCCCGGGATGAAGTTTGCAAAGTTTGATGCAAAGTCCGGCGAGAGTTTTGTCGTTGGTGCCATTGAATGGAACCTATTCCACGACAGTCGATATCTCGAAGCCTGCGAGTCTGGCGATCCGCACACTGCCGTTGCGCGCATTTGCTGGCCGTCACTTCCTTGGACTGGCGATTTCAAACATGATAAAGACATAGCCGAGCAACCATACTATCGCCATTACACCTACCGCTTTATGTGCAAGAAGCTTGGCCACGGAAGTAACTACGGTGGTATGCCACAAACGCTTGCCGAGCAATCTAAACTCCCAATACAAGTAGTGGAGAAATTTCAACCAATGTACTTCAAAGCCTTTCCAGCGCACCTTCGTTGGCAAGCACACGTTGACACCCAACTTCGGCGACATGGTAATATCACATCACTTATGGGGCGTCGAAGATATTTCTCCGGCCGCCGCAATAGTCCAGACACATTAAGAGAAGCAATCGCCTATGATCCTCAATCATCACTCGCCGACATTGTCAATAAAGCAATGCTTCGTATTTGGCGCCTTGACATTTGCACCATTATCCTGCAGGATCATGATGCTATCACATTCATGTACCCCGAAGAAGCCGAAGCCGAAATCCTACCACAACTAGCCAGCCTTCTGCCAGAACGCATTCCACTAGCAAACGGCCGTTTCTTAGAAATCCCATACGACTGTCAGGTCGGATGGAATAGGGGTGAATATGATCCAAAGAAAAATC